TATGGCATAATGGACCAGTTATCGAAGCACTGGAAAGGGGAGCTGTCCTCCTTCTAGATGAGATAGATTTAGCATCTAATAAGATACTCTGCTTACAACCTATTCTTGAGGGTAAAGGAATATTTCTTAAGAAGATTGGTAGGTTTGTTTCTCCTGCAAAGGGATTTAATGTGGTTGCTACTGCAAATACAAAAGGTAAAGGATCTGAGGATGGGAGATTTATAGGAACCAATGTTCTTAATGAAGCATTCCTTGAGAGGTTCCCGGTAACTTTTGAGCAGGATTATCCAGCACCTTCTGTAGAGACTAAGATTCTTGGAAGGGTTGCATCAACTCTTGGTGTAACTGATACTAGTTTCTGTAAGAGACTTGTAGATTGGGGTGACATTATTCGTAAAACATTCTATGATGGTGGTATTGAAGAGATTATCAGCACTCGTCGTCTTGTTCACATTCTACGTGCTTATTCTATTTTTAATGATAAAGCAAAAGCAATAAAAGTTTGTATCAATAGATTTGATGATGAGACTAAACAGGCATTCCTTGAACTATATGATAAAGTCGATGTTGACTTTGATCTCTCTGCCTGATATAATGGAGGAAATGAAATGGCCTGGTGGTTAGCGTATGAAGAACTTTATGGTGACATGGACAAGGAGTATCCAATCATGAAGCAAAAAGAAAAGGAAAAAGATGTAACAATTCTGGGCGGAGACACTGATGATACTATTACTTTTACAAGTGATAGTGTAGGTGCAGCAGATACCATTAGCATAGATTTTGGATCTGCTAGTCCAGATACTGTTAATATAGGAACCCCTCTTCCCGGTGGTATGGGTGAGGATCATATTGTTTTTAATGTGGGTGGTGGTATGACTGCTTATGATGATCCCAAGTATTATGCTGGTTTTGATAGTCTTAGTTTCAATACTAAACCTCAACCAAATTTAAAGGATGGGTCCAATCAAAAGTATCAGGAAGATAAAGGTATTGCAGACCTTAAATCTTATGTTGCTTCAACATATCAAGGACATTATACCAATGAGAATTCAGATGTACAGACACTTGATCTTATTCATTCGGTAGGTGATGCAGAGTCTTTCTGTCGTTCTAATGCAATTAAGTATTTGAGTCGATATGATAAGAAGGGATCGGCAAAGAATGATATACTAAAGGCAATGCATTATTGTTTGCTTCTTTATTATTTCAGCGGCAACACTAAAGAACCTGATTACACCAACACTCGTTATGAAACTTTCTGATAATACTCTTTCGCTTCTTAAAAATTTTTCGACTATTAATACGTCTATATTATTTAAGAAGGGGAATAAACTTCGCACTATTAGTGTGATGAAGAATATTCTTGCAGAGGCAACTATTTCTGAAGAGTTGCCTCAAGACTTTGGCATTTATGATTTAGGACAGTTCCTTAATGGGATGGGTCTTCATCAAAGTCCTGAGTTGGATTTTCAGAATGATAATCATGTGGTTATTAGAGAAGGAAAGATGCGTTCTAAGTACTTCTTTGCTGATCCAAATGTAATTATTACTCCCCCGGAAAAGACAATTGAACTTCCTAGTGAGGATGTTTCATTTGAATTGAGTACTGACCAATTAGATAAGTTACTTAAGGCAGCAGCAATTTATCAACTTCCTGATTTGTCGGTAGTTGGTGAGAATGGAGCAGTGAAACTTCTTGTAAGAGATAAGAAGAATGACACTTCAAATAGTTTTTCTATTGCTGTTGGTGATACTGAATCTGAGTTTTCCTTTAATTTTAAGGTAGAGAATATTAAGATTCTTCCAGGAACTTATGAAGTTGTTGTATCACAAAAACTTCTCTCTAGATTTAGTGCTAAGAATTATGATTTGACTTACTACATAGCATTAGAACCTGATTCTACTTTTGGATAATGAAAGTAATTGATAACTTTTTACCTAAAGAGTTATTTGATGCTTTAAAGGAAAGTGTTAATTCTGAGAATCACCCATGGTTTTTTGTTCCTCAAATTTCATCAGTGGATGATGAGGATTATAAAAAGCATTATGGATTCAGTTGTAATGTTGTTAAGTATGATCCTCCTTTCAAATATGAAAGACTTCCTTGTACTTCCTTAATCTATACACTTCATCAAAAGATAAAAGATGAATTTGGATTTAAGGAAGTGATTCGTTGTCGATTGGATATGACTACTTATCGGGGTGAGGATGAAATTACCTTTGGTCCTCATATTGATATGATGGGGGAAGATCATACGTCAATATTTTATTTGACTGAATGTAATGCACCTACTATCATATACAATGAGAAGTCAAATGATGCAACGATTCCAAATGATTTAACTATTTTAAAGGAGATAGAGGCGAAGGAGAATAGAGTAGTTGTTTTTAAGGGGGATCAAATTCATTCAGGTATGTGTGCCACTGATGTTTCTCGTAGAATATTAATCAACACAAATTTTATTTAATGTATAAAGTAGGGGGTAAGGAATTTGATGATTGGACTGCTGCACAAGATGCTGCTGTTCAATTGTTGAATGATGGTCATGAATATGTTAGTATATTACAGTGGGATAAAGAACACGAGACGTGGGGACTTCTCCAGGAATTAAATTTAGAACGTGGTATTGTGGGAAAACAATTCAGCACTCACGTTCTTGCACCTTATTATGTGAGACTTCGAAATTATGAGGGATGAATTTCTTTGGGTTGAAAAGTATCGACCTAAGACAATTGAGGATTGTATTCTTCCAGAGAATATAAAGAAAACCTTTAGGGATTTTCTAAATAAAGGTGAAGTGCCTAATTTACTTCTTTCTGGTCCTGCAGGATGTGGAAAGACAACAGTAGCAAAGGCATTATGTAATGAGTTAGGAGTAGATGTTTATGTCATTAACGGATCAGACGAAGGACGATTCCTCGATACCGTCCGTAATAATGCTAAAAACTTCGCATCCACGGTATCACTTTCATCGGAAGCGAAACATAAAGTTATTATCATTGACGAGGCAGATAACACCACGCCAGATGTACAGTTGCTCTTACGGGCATCCATTGAAGAATTCTCCAAAAATTGCAGATTCATATTCACCTGCAATTATAAAAATAAAATCATCGAACCGCTCCACTCCAGGTGTGCTGTGGTTGAATTTGGAATCAAAGGAAAACAAAAACAACAAATTGCAGCATCTTTCTTCGAACGACTTGTATCCATCTTGGACGGTGAACGGATTGAAGCTGATAAGAAAGTCCTTGCTGAATTAATTAATAAACACTTCCCAGATTGGAGAAGAGTTTTAAATGAATGTCAAAGATATTCTGTCAGTGGTAAGATAGATAGTGGTATTCTGGCCCACTTTAGTGATGTAAAAGTAAATGATCTCATTAAAAATCTCAAAGAAAAGGACTTTAAGGAAGTACGTAAATGGTGTGTCAATAACTTGGACAATGATCCTGCTGTACTTTTGCGCCGTATTTACGACAATCTTTCAGCTTCCCTTGTACCTAGCTCCATTCCTGCTGCTGTTCTTATTATTGCTAAGTATCAGTATCAAATTGCCTTCGTTGCCGACCAAGAAATAAATTTACTTGCGTGTTTAACAGAAATTATGGTAGAGTGTGAATTTAAATGAAAAAGATTGATCCAAGTGAATATATGGTAGACGGGTGGGATGATTGTTCCTATACTGTTGCACCATATAAAAAAGGTTCTCTTGATAACAAAATTGGTATGACGGTTTTGTGGACTTATTATGTTCTTTTTGCAGGTATGTTTATTAGAGGACTTATTCTATTTTTAAATAGATGACTTTAAAAGACCATATGGGACCAAAGAAAGATTGGTCTAATAAAGAATGGTTACAACATGCTTGGGTTCAATCTCATAATCCTTGGATAAGTGAAGAGGATCGTCAGTATTGGCGAGATAAGATTAAGGAGTTATCATGAAAATTACTAAACAGATTATTGCAGATCTAGAAAAGGCACTTGATACCAGAAAGAAAGATGGTACACCTATCTGGGATGATGGTGATGAGATTGAAGTATGTGTTGCAGGAACCTTTGTATCAGATAAATTTATCACTATTTTAAACAGGACTAAGAATCCTTATAAGGGTTCTATAGCCCATGCTAACAAACAGGAGAAATCTTCATCATGACAAAAGAAAAGAAAAGGCATCAAGTTAAATCTCAGTGGTATTATATCTTCTGGGGAACATGTACCGTAGCAGTATGTGCGGGACAGTTATTCGTTGGAAGTGGTTTCCGTCGAATGGCAGAAAGTTTTGAGAATGTATTAGATTCTCCTATCCAGTTGGACTTTGGTATTCCTCGTCAGCGTCATCGTATGGTGGTTCCTGATGTGTGGGAAGATGGGACATTAATGCATCCTACTGACCCTCCTAAAAGAATATATTAATGAAAGACCTTCGTAAAGCATTGAAGACTCCTCTACGCTATCCTGGAGGCAAGTCTAGAGCAGTTGTTAAGATGGATCAGTATTTCCCTGATCTAAGAAATTATGTTGAGTTTCGTGAACCTTTCCTTGGTGGAGGGAGTGTTGCAATCTACATATCTAAGAAGTATCCTCATCTAAAGATTACAGTTAATGACTTTTATGAACCTCTTGTAAACTTTTGGAGCAATCTCCAGATGTTTGGGGTAGAATTGAGTGAGGAACTTAAA